CCGCTTCCACAACGGCGTTAACCAAACCACCGCTGCTGGTGATGTGGTGTGGAAGGGCAACAGCTACTACGCCTTGCCCATTGAAGCCGAGGGATTTGAATACAACGGCAACGGTCAACTTCCACGCCCCAAGATCCGCGTTGCAAACCTGCTGGGCAGCATCTCGGCCATCCTCATCAACATCAACGACGAGACCTTCGGCAACGACCTGACTGGCGCGAAGGTGACACGCATCCGCACACTGAGCCGGTTTTTGGATGCCGTCAACTTTCCCGGCGGAGTCAACCCCTATGGCACTCCATCAGATATTGAGTTTCCCAAGGAGGTTTATTACGTCGATCGCAAGACGGTTGAAAACCGCGACGTGGTGGAGTTTGAACTGGCCGCTGCGTTTGACCTTGCTGGTGTGCGTGCCCCCAAGCGTCAGTGCATCGCCAACCTGTGCCAGTGGGTTTACCGCAGTGCCGAGTGCGGCTACACGGGCACCAACTACTTCGACGAAAACGACACCCCGCTCAATAGCGTGCCCGCCACCAACTGGCCCAGCGGCACCAACACGCTGAGTCCTGGCACCACCACCTTTGTGCTTGAGACGCAACTGGTCAGCAGCAATCAGTGGTTTCGCTGGCGCATCGGCTCACGCGGCAACGTATTTGTGCAGGACAAGGCCGGCAACGTCGTCTGGAGCGCCAACACCCAAGACATTGGCGGTTACCGCCTGGAGATGGAATCCAACGGCAATCTGCGCCTACTGACCACTGCTGGTGTATCGGTGTGGCGCACGGGCACCGCCTTCCTTGGGACACCTGTCACCGTCACCTACCAGAATTGGGAGCCAACCGACATTCGTGCAGGTCGCAACGGCTCGTTCTTCCACGAAGTTCTAGGTAACGCCGATAGCTATGCCGTTGGCACCACTCGCACCGCCAACTACACCTTCATCTACGAAGGCAAGACAATGACGCTGCAGCTTGCCGCCACCTGTGAGTTAATACCTAGTGCCGAAGCACCGTTGTATCCCTCTGCCACCAACCGCTGGCGTCAAACCAGTGGCTCTGGGGCCGCTGCAACCGTGATCTCCTCCACCGGCTTGTGGAAGCAGGACACTGTTTTCAAGGCAACGGTTACCACCGCCCTAAGCAACCCCTTCCGCTCACCCGTTGGCTACGGCACGCTTGAAACGGTTTCGGCGGTTTATACCATCGCCTCTGTGACTGGCACGGCCAACCGCGCTGTGATCGAGAACAACGGCAACCTTCGCCTGCTCAATTCCAGCGATGCCGTGATTTGGGAAACGGGCATCAACAACACCACCGAGCCTCGCGTCATTTCCGGCACCGGCGACCCGCTAAACGATGTATGCGGCAAACGACTGAGCAGTTGCAAGGTGCGATTCGGTGAAAATGCCGAGCTGCCCTTCGGCTCATTCCCAGGCGTTGGAGCGTCCTACTAATGAAAAGCTGGCAAAAGGCAGCAGTTGAGCACGCTTTAGCCGAAGCGCCACGGGAAGCTTGCGGCTTGGTGGTGGTGATCAAAGGACGCGAGCGGTACTGGCCATGCCAAAACCTTGCCCCCACCGCCGACGACTTCTTCCTGCTGGATCCTGCCGACTACGCCGATGCCGAGGATGCCGGTGAGGTGGTCGCTGTTTTCCATAGCCACCCCAAAACACCCGCCACCCCCAGTGACGCCGATCGCCTCGGTTGCACCAAGTCCGGCCTGCGCTGGTACATCGTCAACCCCGGCACGCTGGCATGGTGCGAAATCGCCCCAAGTGACTACAAAGCGCCACTGATCGGTCGGCAATGGGTTTGGAGCATCAGTGATTGCTGGACACTGGTACGCGACTGGTACAAAGAAACTTGGGATCTCGACCTACCTGACTGGGAACGCCCGCTCGACATGGACGGCTTCACCGCCAACCCGATGTTTGATGGCTGCTGGAAAGAGGCCGGTTTTGTTGAGGTGCCGCTGGAAACGATGCAGGTCGGTGACGCCATCTTGATGTCGCTGGATGGATCGTCCGGCCTTAATCACGTCGCGGTGTACGTGGGTGAGCAGCAGATTCTTCACCACATTCGCGGACGACTTAGTTCCCGCGACATCTACGGCGGCTACTATCAAAAGCAGACGGGGCGAGTGCTCCGCCACTCCAGTAGGTGCCGCTGATGAGGGTCATCAAGGTCTACGGCAGCCTGGCTAAATTCCTCGGCCACCGCAGCTTCAAAGCAGCAGTCAGCACCCCTGCCGAGGCAATTCGTTTCCTGCTGGCCAACTTCCCAAAGCTGGAAGGGCACATGGCGCAGCACCACTACAAGGTGACTACCGGACGCCTGCAGCTTGCGATTGCTGATCATCCAGAGGTGCTGGGTTATCCCGTTGCCGAAAGCGAGCCAATTCGCATCATTCCTGTTGTTGCTGGTGCAGGTAGCGGTTTCGGTCAGATTGCGGCTGGCATCGGTCTCGTGGCGCTGGCGATCTTGGCCGGCCCCGCTGTCGGAGGTTTTCTCGGTGTTGGTTTTGGTGGAGCAGCCGGATCTGCATTGTTGGGAGGTGCTGCAGCTCAAGCCATAGGCGCCGTCGGTTTATCACTGGCGCTGGCAGGTACTGCTCAATTATTGACACCAACAGCACAAACATCAGCCGTCACAAGCGGCAGTGACAGCTTCAATGATCCGCGCAAGTCATACAGCTTCAGCGGCATCCAAAACGTAAGCCGTCAAGGTGTACCTGTGCCGATTATTTATGGCGAAACGATCGTTGGCTCGGTCGTTATTTCGTCCGGCGTCAACACTGAGATGATTCCCGTATCATGACAAACCCACATATTGTTGGCGCTGGTAGCGCACCTTCCTATTCGGCACCTTCGCCGCCCAGCACTGAGCCTGACAACCTTGAATCCAAACAATACGCCCGCATCATCGATTTAATCAGTGAGGGCGAAATTGAAGGTTTTCCTTCCGCTCGCGCTTATGTCCGTGGCACGGATTCCTACAACCGCGCACTACTCAAAGACGTTTACATCGAAGAAACACCATTAGTGCGAGCTGATGCTGATGCCAGTCAGCCTTATCAAGATGCGGACTTTAACTTCAAAGGCATCACAGTACATCCGCGCTACGGCACACAAAACCAGACCTACCTGACTGAGCTTGGCACGTCAATTCAAGAAGAAATTGGCGTCAATGTCAAAGTACAAAAAGCTACTCCCGTTACACGCAGCATTACAGATGTAAATGTCAACGGAGTGCGCGTAACGGTATCGGTTCCTCAACTGCAAAGTATTCACAGCAACGGCGAAATTGACGGCGAAATAATTAACCTTGAGATTCGCGTCTCGTATGCTGGCGGACCCTACACCACGGTCATCGCTGATGCCATTAAAGGTCGTACCGCTGACTTGTACCAGCGCAAGTATCGCATTGATTTTACGCAGCCTCCGCCTGTCGATATCCGGGTGGTGCGTATTAACGACGACCCCGAAACTCAAAGCGCGGGGCAGCGTTTCGTTGTTATCAGTGACTTTTACTGGGCAAGCTATACCGAACTGATCTACGCAAAGACCACTTATCCCAACAGCGCAGTCATAGGCATCTTTGCTGACGCCGAACAGTTCAGCAGCTTCCCGCAGCGTTCCTATCGCATCCGTGGCATCAAGGTTGCCATCCCCAGCAACGCCACCGTCGATTCGACCAATGGCCGCCTGATTTACAGCGGTGTCTGGAACGGCACCTTCCAAAGCGCCAAGTGGTGCAGCGATCCGGCATGGATCCTGTGGGATCTCCTTACATCAACCCGCTACGGATTCGGCGATTACATTGCCGCCGCCAGCTTGGACAAGTGGGCGTTCTACGCAGCCAGTGTTTACTGCAACGAACTGGTGCCAAACGGTTTGGGTGGCACTGAACCCCGCTTTTCTTGCAACGTCAACATCCAGACGCAGGAGGAGGCATACAAGCTCATCAACGACCTGTGCTCAGTCTTCCGCGCCCAACCGTTCTGGAGCACCGGCAGCCTGACGATCGCACAGGATCGCCCCACTGATCCCACCTTCGTCTTCAACCAAGGCAACGTCACCCCCGAGGGTTTCACATACAGCGGCAGCAGCCTCAAAACGCGCCACACCGTCGCAGTTGTCAGCTACCTGGATCTTGAAACCCGCGAGACGGCCTACGAGATGGTCGAAGACACCGACGCAATGCGAAAGTACGGCGTCAACAAAATTGAGGTGGCCGCTTTTGCCTGCACCAGTCGCGGTCAGGCCCGCCGTGTTGGCGAATGGCTGCTGTATTCAGAGCAGCGCCAAAGCGAAATTATCAGCTTTGCAACCGGCATTGCAGAGGGCACCCAAGTGCGTCCCGGTCAGATCGTGCAGGTGGCTGATCCTGTTAAAGCCGGGCGCTTCCGTGCTGGACGCATCACAGGCGGCACCGCACTGGCAGTCACGCTGGATCGCTCAGCAGAAGACATGTTCGCTGACGGTATGCCCGCCACCATGGATTTCAGCGTGGTGTTGCCCACCGGCGTAAGCCAAACCATCACCGGCATCAACGGCACCGCCCTCAACGGCAGCACCCTGACCCTGCCGTCATCGCTGGACCTGGTGCCCACGGCTGGCTCGACCTGGGCGATCTCCACCAGCAGCCTTAACACCCAGCTCTACCAAGTGCTGACGGTGCAGGAGCAGGAAGGCGGCCAGACCTTTGCTATCACCGCACTACTGCATGAAACCGGCAAATACGACTACATCGAACGCGACATTCCACTGGTGGCGCGGGACATCACTGAGCTGGACGTAGCACCCACAACCCCGCAAGGACTTGGTGCTGCCGAGTTGTTGTACGAATCCAACGGCCAGGTGCTATCCAAATTGATCGTGAGCTGGCAGCCGGTCGAAAACGCCGCTCGGTATGTCTTCCGCTACCGCTACAACAACGGCAACTGGACAACGATTAATACCCGTTCGCCTGATTACGAAATTCTCAACAGCGTGGTTGGGTTTTATGACTTTGAGCTGCAGGCCGAAAGCAGCGGCTTCAAACGCTCTGGCACCAGCACCGCCAGCTTCAACGCCCTCGGCAAGACCGCACCACCGGAAAGCATCCCGGACCTGTTCATCGCACCAATCGACGACCGCAACGCAGAGCTGTATTGGCCGCAAGCGGTTGACCTTGACGTTCGCATTGGTGGTCAAGTCCGCATTCGCCACACCCCGAACATCGGAGTCAACGCCACCTGGGGCCGCGCCAACGACATCGTTCCTGCGGTCAACGGCAGCAGCACCCGCAAAATTGTCCCGCTACTGGAGGGCACTTACCTCATCCGCGCTGTCGATAGCACCGGCAACGAATCCGCCAACGTGGCAACCGTGGTGGTGGACCTGCCCGCCCCGCAGGACATTTACCTGATTCAGGAATACCGCGAGGACGACGACACCCCGCCATTCCAGGGCAGCGCCACCAACATGTTCTACAGCGCCGATGAAGGCGGCTTAGTCCTGACCGCCACCGGCCTGATCGACGACATCCCGGACTGGGACGCCATCAGCAACGTTGACTTCTACGGCGACACCAGCAGCAGCGGCAGCTACCAGTTCCTGAACACGCTGGACCTCAGCAACGTCTACGACATTGACCTGCGGGCGATCCTGCTGACCCGCGCCTTCCAGCCTGGTGATGCCTGGGACGAGCGTACCGAACTGATCGACGAGTGGGACGACATTGACGGCGACGACCTCAGCGCAGTCAACGCCCAGCTCTACGTGCGAACAACCAACGACAACCCCAGCGGCACTCCGACCTGGAACGACTGGCAGCCGTTCGTCAATGGCACCACCCGTGGCCGCGCCTTCCAGTTCCGCGTTGATGCCACCAGCCACAACCCCGCGCAGAACATCCTGATCGACGAACTCGGTGTTGTTACACAATTCCAAAGGCGAACGGAAACCCAGCGCAACCTCAGCAGTGGTGCTGCCGCTTATACCGTCACCTTCCCGACGGCGTTTTATGCTGCCCCAAGCGTTGGCATCACGGCGCAAGATATGGCCACCGGCGACTTCTTCACACTGTCAAGTATTAGTCGCACCGGATTTACGGTGACCTTCAGAAACAGTGGAGGTAGCATGGTGAGTAAGACCTTTGACTACCAAGCCGTTGGCCACGGCAGGCAGATCACCTAATGGCACAGGCAACTGACTATTCGCTAGCCAACCAATCGGGCGCAAACTTCCGCTCGGAGCTAAACACCATCCTGGCGGCAGTTGTCAGCCAGAACTCCGGCTCGACCGCCCCGAGCACCACTTACGCCTACCAGTGGTGGATCGACACCGGCGTTAGTCCCGCCCTGCTCAAGATCCGCAACGCCGCCAACGACGGCTGGATCACGGTGGGCGACGTTACCGCCGCGAACCTGGGCCTGCTGACCAGCTCCACCGCAGCCAGCACCTACCTCGCCTTGGCTGGTGGCACGGTTACCGGCGCATTGGAGATCGGCACCGCAGGCTCACTGGTATTTGAGGGCAGCACCGCTGATGGCTTTGAGACCACGCTGGCGGTAACCGATCCCACGGCTGACCGGACCGTCACGCTGCAGAACGCCACCTACACCGTGGCTGGCACAAACATCAACCAGAACTTCACCGTTGCCCAGCGCGGCAGCATCACGGCACTGACCGATGGGGCGACTGTAACTCCAGATTTACAAGCAGCAAACAACTACTCTTTAACGCTCGGTGGCAACCGCACACTAGCTAACCCAACCAACATCACCGCTGGTCAGAGCGGCGTGATTGTATTGACGCAAGATGGCACTGGGGGGCGGACCTTAGCGTTCGGCAGCTACTGGAAGTTCCCCGGCGGCACCGCACCGACGCTGACGACAACGGCAAACGCGGTGGATGTGCTGGCGTACTACGTCGAATCCGCCACCCGCATTTCCGCCCGCCTGATCTCGGACCTGAAGTAATGAGCGTTATCAATAACGGCATCCTGCTTGGCGCTGACGCTGACGCTGCGGTGGGGTATCAGGTATCGCGTTCGCTCAGGTTTAACGCACCTGACTCTGCCTATCTCAGTCGGACCCCCGGATCTGCTGGCGACCGAAACAAGTGGACCTTTTCGTGTTGGGTAAAGCTTGGAGCAGGTCTTGCTAATAACATTTTTTCTGTTTTTACAGCCAACAGCGGAAACACCGGTCTCATAATTCGCAGCGGCTCAATAGGAAGCCCTTATCAGATTGAACTTTTTACTCAGTCCGGCGCAACTGTTCCTCTTGATTTAATCACAACCAGAGTATTTAGAGACTACGGAGCATGGTTTCATCTCCTATTTTATTTTGATCTTGCAAATTCTACTCAAGCCGATCGAGCGCAAATCTACATCAACGGAGTTCGCGAGACAAATTTTTCTACTAATACTAATACGATAAGCACATCCTCTGTTGGCCGCGACATTAACAATACGTCTGAGCACAGAATAGGTGCGGGCAATGGCTATGCAGACGGCTACCTCGCCGACGTTCACTTCTGCGATGGTTACGCATACGACCCCAGCTATTTCACCGAAACCGACGCCATTACCGGCCAGCTCATACCCAAGGCTTTCACGGGCAGCTACGGCACCAACGGCTTCAGACTGACCTTCTCGGATAACTCGGGCACGACGGCCACGACCCTTGGTAAGGATGCAGCGGGCAGCAACAACTGGACCCCCAGCGGCTTCTCAGTGGCATCTGGTGCGGGCAACGATTCGCTCGTCGATTCACCCACCGGCTACGGCACGGACACTGGTGCCGGGGGTGAGGTAAGGGGGAACTACGCGACCATCAACCCGCTGCAGAACGCTGGCGGCGATACATTCTCCAACGGCAATCTGCAGGTTGCCTCTAGCGCATCTAACTACGGAACACACACCTCGACTATTGCCACCCCACTGTCGGGCAAGTGGTATGCCGAAGTCACCATTGGATCTGCTTCGTCGTACTCGGCAGTTGGCTTGGTATCTGCCAGCAGTAACTTCACGACAACATCTTGGACCGGATCTCTAAACGGTGTTGCCTACTACGGCAATAATGGCAACAAATACGTTGATGCATCTTCATCAAGTTACGGCGCATCATTTGGCAATGGCGACGTTATTGGTATTGCCTACGACGCAGACAATGGAACAGTAGCTTTTTACAAAAACGGCACCAGTCAAGGCACTATTTCGTCTGTCACGGTGCGCTCCTACTACTTTGGCGGATCTGATTTTGATACCGGTTCGTCAGTTACCTACAACTGGAACTTCGGCCAACGTAGTTGGGCCTATGCACCACCCTCAGGCTACAAAGCACTGTGCTCGCATAATCTCCCCGAGCCGACCATCCTCAAGGGCAATACCGCGATGGATGTGAAGCTCTACACCGGGAATGGTTCAGGGCAAACGATCAGCGGATTGGGATTCAGTCCTGATCTGGTGTGGATTAAAAACAGAGCAGATGCTGAAGTGCATGGTCTTTTTGATGTAGTCAGGGGAGCTGATAATTGGCTATCGTCAAACACAACAGATGCTGAAACAAATTACGGTGGCGGATTTGGTGTGACCTCGTTCACGTCGGATGGTTTTGCCGTTGGAACCGGTACGGCTATTAACGCAAATGGAAAAGCGATCGTTGCTTGGAATTGGGACTGCGGATCGAGCACGGTCACGAACACCAGCGGCAGCATCAGCAGCCAAGTGAGGGCATCGGCTACCAATGGCTGCAGCGTGGTCACCTATACCGGGACGGGTTCAGCGGCGACTGTGGGTCATGGATGCGGGGCGGCACCGAGCCTGATTATCACGAAGCGCCGTAATTCAACATCTAACTGGGGCGTCTATCACAGAAGCATCGGGGCAACTAAGTATCTGCTCTTAAATACAACTGACGCTGAACAAACTTCGATCGCCCCTTGGAATGACACCGCGCCTACAAGTACGGTATTTAGCGTAAGGGATGCAACTTTCTCGAACGAGTCTGCCAGCTTTACCTACGTCGCCTACTGCTTCGCCCCTGTGGCTGGTTTTAGCGCCTTTGGAAGCTTTGTTACAAATGGGGCGGACGATAATGCGTTTGTATTCACCGGCTTCCGCCCCCGGTGGGTCATGTGGAAGCGCACTGATGGCGCCAACGCATGGGGAATCGTTGATTCAGCGCGAAGTAGTTACAACGTAATTGGCAACTATTTATTGGCTAACGCAAGCGATGCCGAAGCGAACTCAACGCTTTGCGACCTCCTTTCCAACGGATTCAAAATGCGAACCAGTGGATTTGGGAACGGCCAAACCTTTGTCTACGCCGCCTTCGCGGAGTCGCCCTTTAAGTATTCCCGCGCTCGCTAACCTTCATTTACGGACCTAGACCCATGCCCTACGCACTTCCCGATGGCCGCACCCTCCCGATGGACACACCATGGGAGTACGAGAACATCAATTACCCCGCCAACTGGCTGCGTCTGAGCACTGAGGTGGACCGCGATCGCCTTGGCATCGTCTGGATCAATCCACCCGAACCGTGCGACGAGCGGTTCTACTGGGGCCGCACCGAAGACGGCGAGCTGATCCCCAAGGACCACGCGCAACTTGTTGATCAGTGGGTGGCCCAAACCCGCACCACCGCCAACACCCTGCTGGCTCCCACCGACTGGATCATCATCCGCGAGGCTGACAACGGCAAAGCGGCTGACCCGGTGCTGAAGACCTGGCGCGAGGAGGTTCGTCTAGCGGCTGGCAGCAAGGTGTTCGAGATCAAACAAACCGCCGACACCCCGGCATTGGCGGCATACATTACTGGTGCCGACTACCCCGCCTGGCCCGTTGACCCTTATGCTCCTCGGCCTGCTGAGCCTGTTCCTGCTGATGATGTGGAGCCTGCTGGCGATGGCGGGTTCACAGGGTCCCATGACGCCGGACTCGAATAATGGCGGTCAAGAGTAAAACCGGCACTGCCCGAATTGAGCACAAGTCGGGTCCACCCAAAACAACCCGTCAAGGCCACGGCCAGCATTCAAGGCCACGCCGTCGCGGACAAAAACCCTTACGTGGACAGGGAACCTAAGCCGGTCTAGACTGTTCAGGAATTCTTTCAATCATGGTCGAGATCTTAGCTGCCATTACCGGTGCTTCGATCACGATCGGCGCCATGGGCGTTATGGGTTTCACAAAGCGTAATGAAGAAGGTCGCGAAGCGGTTGTGAGATTGACCACTGCTGTTGAGCATATTGCCACACAGCTTGAAGTATTGCATGTTGATATGAAAGAAGACAGACGCGAAACTTTTAGCCGCATTAGCGGTGTTGAACAGAGAATCTCTAAGCTGGAAGCAAGGCCTAATTGCCAAACCTAATGGACCCCACCACACTCGCCACTATCGCGATCATCGTTGCTGCCGGTAGCGAAATCATCGCCATCCTGCCGATCCGTGAGAACAGCTGGGTGCAGCTGGCTGTCAAAGTGCTGAAGATGCTTTTTCCTAAGCGCTGACATGGGCAACGCAGCCGCAATTTCGCTGCAAACGCTGTTTAGGTATTACAAAGGACTGCCGCATCAGGCCGCGGCAGTCAGTCTGCTTGAGCAAGATCTGGCTGCTAACGGCTACAAAGCTGCAATGCGGCGCGATCGTCCTTGGTTTGAAGCCTGGAGCCAGGATGGCAAGCAAACTGATCTTTCTCAAGCTATAAAGTTGATCAAGGATTTTGAAGGCTGCCATCTAACTGCCTACCCAGATCCGCTTAGTGGTGGTGATCCGTGGACGATCGGTTATGGCACCACCCGATACAGCGGTGGTGTGCCGGTAAAGCGCGGCGATAAAATCAACGTGATCGAGGCCGACATGCTATTGCGCCTCGAAGTTGATCGAATCGCAGACAAGTTGACATCGACCGTGCCCTACTGGCGCGAGATGAATGATGGCCAAAAATGCGCGCTAATCAGTTTCGCCTACAACCTGGGGTCGGGGTTCTACGGTTCAAATGGATTCGAGACCATCACGAAGCGCCTGGCCGATCGGAGCTGGTCGGAGGTACCTGCGGCACTGCTTTTGTACCGCAACCCCGGCACCAATGTCGAAGCCGGTCTCCGGCGCCGTCGTGAGGCAGAAGGACGCGTCTGGGCTGGCACCCCGATGCAGCAGCAGGTGTTCATGCCCAATTCCAGTTTTGCTTTGAAGATCACGCCGCATATCACCTACGGCGAATTCGCCCTGGAGCAAGAGGCCAGAAGATTCGATCACCAGTACCAGTGCCACACAGCTCAAAAGCTAGCTGAATTCATAGAACGCGCACGCACTGAATTCGGTGGCAAGCCAGTGATCATCACATCCGGTTACAGACCGCCCGCGATCAACAAGTCTGTGGGCGGCGCTAGCAACTCAGAACATCTATACAACGCACCCGATGTGGGCGCTGTGGATTGGTATATCCAAGGTGCCGATATTTATGCAGTCCAGGACTGGTGTGACAAGCATTGGCCCTACAGCCTGGGATATGGAGCCAAAAAGGGCTTCGTGCATTTGGGCATGCGTGCTGGCAAACCACGCGTGCGCTGGGACTACTGATAGGCTCTGGCCTTAATGCGCAGCTTATTGATGATCAGATTCTCTTTGTGTCTGATCGCTTCGCGGCTCAAAAACATCCCTGTGCCGATATCCTGCAGTGACATCGGTGGTGAATTATCCAAGCCGTAATGCTTGGTGAGCAGGTCCCTTTCTTCATGGCTCAGCGATAACATCCAGCGTTGCAAGTCTTCGTGCAAGATGCTGCGTTCGATCGATTCTTCCAAAGACCGGTCATGATCGATGACAACATCTATGAGCTCACTTGCATGATTTTCACTGTTGCATTTGGCATTCAAAGATGAGCATCCATCCATGTGTGCGATATACGCATTGAACAGATGCACGGAGACGTCACAGTGTTCGATGCATTCAGTTTTGCTCGGGTATCTGCCATTCTTGCGGTAAAACTCCAATGTGAATTTGCGCAGTTTGCCCAGCGTCTGAACACCGACCACTGGCAGCTTGATCATGCGATCGTATGCCTCGAGCCCCCTGGCAATAGACTGCCTTATCCACCAATAGGCATAGGTGCTGAATTTGTAGCCTCTTTCTGGGTCGAACTTCTCGATGCTGCGTGCGAGGCCCATGCAACCTTCTTGCACCAGATCATCGATGGTCATCGACTTTGATTTGATCATGTAGCGCTTGGCAGCGAAGACCACCAACCGCAGATTGGCACAAAAGAATTTGTCATATGCACGGCGCCCAATCATTGCAGTGCGCTGTTCCGATTTGCTCAGTTTGGTCCGCTTGCGCAACGGCATCCAAGCTTGAATTTGCCTAGCAAGTTCGATCTCTTCCGAAGGGGTGAGCAACGGAAACCGGCCAATGCTCTCGAGAAAATCGTCAAATGCGGTTGACATCAGTAGCTGAACTCGCAACTAAGGACCCGTGGCTCAAGATCTGTGCGTGCAGCCGCCACTTTGGCGACATGACATGCGCGCTCGAATGTCACGAATTTTAAGGCGGTAAGCTCATTGTTTGTGAGTCTGATGCCGCTGTCATCCGGCGCTGGATCAGCCAGATACAGATCACCGATGGAGATCAAATAGCGGGTGCGTGTGCGGGTCATGCGTTTGGCAGTGAAAGATCTGCGATAAGTGCTTTGAGGAGAATCAGATAGAGGATCGCGTCATCGATGCGTCCGTCGATAGGCTCAGACAGCACCGGCATGCGTCCATCCTGAATGGCGCTGACATACTCCGCAATAGCATCGAGATGCTTCTGCATGTATACCAGCAACACGGTGGAGGGCTGCAGCCGTAGCTGACTGCCTAGCCGCTTGAAATTGGCTAACTGATCAGCATCGTGTGCATATTCTGCGCCTTTGCTCTCAGTCAGCACCCACAGGTGTTCTGTTGTTTCGTTTAGCAGCAGCTTGAATTCAGAACCATTCACGGCTGACGCGCTCCCAGGGTGCTTCGATCGGTTCTTTGTTGTCAGGGCGCCACACCCAGGGCTGCTGCATCCACCATTCCCGCAGCTTCGGCGGCATCCGATCTTCGGGGTGGGGTAATGGACCGAGCATATCTTCGATCTCTCGGTAGCTCACACCATCGACGCAAGCCGAGATGTAAAGGTTGGAGTAGCCTCGCTGCTTAAGCTCGAGGATCTCTTTGTGCTGAAGCTCGGTCATGTGCTGTGCAGTGTGGAATGGAACGCGTTGATGAGTGTGACCTGGACAGCGGGATCAAATGGCGACATGGCCAATCGATCCAACATTTGCTGGCGCAGCAGTGCTTTTACCTCTGCCGCGTGTTTGCCCAGCCCATTCACTTCGAGAAAGAGCACCGCTTCGGCGGTGTCGCAGTGCTTGACCAGAGCGTGCACCTTTGCGGGTGCCTGCTCCTCCAACACACGGAGTTCAGGATAAATCTCCTGCTCAACTCGCGCTAGATGCGCTTTAAGCTCTGTAGTCTTGTGCGGCGTCGGTGCATCACCAGTGCGAATCTCCGGCAGGTCATGCATCAAGGCAAGCTGCTCAGCCAAAAATTGCTCGTCGGCGGTGAGTCCGACGATCGGTCCCCAGGCACGCACAAGCAGCCACACGCGGTACATGTGCTCCGCGATGTTTTGTGGGACCGCGGTCTGCACGATTCCCCATCTGGTAATGTGGCTTGCACGCAGAAATTCTGCTGCAGTGCGCAATTCAAGCTGAGACATGCTTCATGGCTCCGTTATCTGCGATGCGCCACACGCGGTGGCGGTTGACGCGCATTTTGCGCTGCACAGCATCGGTCAGGTCAATTCCTTTTATGTGTGCCAAATCCAGCGCCAGGATCAACACATCCGCCAGCTCGAGCGGATCATCCTGCCTGTCTGAGGCGATAAGCTCACCTAGCTCCTCAAGCATTTTGGCAATGATGCTCAGTGCGGTGCGGTGCGGGTTGAGCCTATCTGCCCATTCTGCAATGTCAGCTTGCAGCTCTTGCACGCTCATAGATTTCTCGGACATGTTCCTCTGTGATGTTGGGTGAGCCGACGCGCACGATGTCGTCGATTTTGGGACCGAAGCCGAGGTACGAGACCATCGAGCATTCATTGAGCCTGAGCCACAGATCGCGCAGATCCTTCCAACTGGTGCAATACTGTGCGAAGTTCAGGAAGATGAAATCGACCTTGTTCTGCACACAGGATTCGATCGCCTGCTGGTGGCTAAATGTGAAGATGCGCCGTGGGAGCTGAGTCACCGTGGTGAGTTCCTGGGCCTGTCCGATCGCCTCGAAGGTGGTTTCCTGCGAGTCTGGGTATGTTGGGCCGCTCCACTCGCCAGAAATGGGTCGGTTAGCCACACGAATGGGGTACGTGCGGAATACGCCATAGACAGTCACTGCGGACCAGCGCATGTACGGCATGCCACAGTCTGCAAGCAGGCTGTAGGTGGACACGTCACGGCAGGTGACATACGGATACTGACCGTGATAGATGCTCAGGCTGTAGCCCTGGCACCCTTCCACCTGAATGCGGTTGGCTTCCAGATAGATGCGCTGCAGTTCGTGGGTGCCTACCAGCTTGATGCGGTCAAAAACCGGGTGCACCGGCTGCATCAGCCCAATGATGTTGTTCTCATCAGGCTTGCGGCGAATCCGCTCTATCTGGGCTGCGCCGACCCCTTTGCGGGTTGAGCCTGGCGCAGTGCCGCCACCTGATTCTGCATCGCGGTGGCGATTTGTCACTACCGCTGCATTCTGGTGCACGCAAATCTGAATAGATGGCTGCAGCAAATTGAGCATTTCAGCACTCTGGATCTCTTCCCAGAGGACATCGAGATCGATCAGGCTGCCTGGGCCGAGCACGATGGTGTGCAGGCTGTCTGACACTATGCCGAGTGGCAACATCCGGTGCACCAGTTTGATGCCGTCTTCAAGGATCAGAGTATGTCCAGCGTTGGGCGAGAGCGCGCAGGCTAAGACTTCGGGATTGTGCTTGGATGCCAGATAACCGGCAAAGAGGCCCTTGCCGGTTGATCCGTACTGGCCATCCATGATGACTTCGACAGATCTCATGCTCCGAATTGGCGTTCGTAGTAATTGGCGATGGTCTGGCGGTAGTCCTCAGTGAGCTGTTCAAGTTCGATCTCGAGCGCCGCATTGAAGATGCCATGCCGGTTGAGAATCCCGGAGATAGCTTCGTGCACAGATAATTTGCCTTTGTCACGCCGGATGAAGATAGGAAACCGATCGATCAGATCAGCGATGCGGCGCAGCTCGTCTGCTTCATAGAAAGCCATCAGAACAGGTCTCCGCTGCTAGCTTTGGCGGCAGGCTTGGCGTCTGGCCGCGGCTGCTCAAGCTGAATGGATAGCGAGATGTAAGTGGTGCCTTTGGCGGATTCTTTGCGCCAACCTGCGACACGCACCTTGATAGCGCCGTTGTCATCGAACACCGCTTTATCGGAGACGGCGGCGTCATAGATGGCCTTGAGGTTTTCGGGGGTGACGGTACCAGGACCGGTGAAATCGGGCTGGTTGTCTTGCTCTTTGCGCTCGTTTTTGAACAGCGAAGCATTGATAGCGGGATTAGGCACGGATGGTGACTCCAATGTTGTGGGCGGTTTCGAATTCCTTGACGGAATCGAGAAGGTAAAACACGCGACCGGCTGCGCCGATCTTGATGAAATTGGGACCTTTCTCGTCTCGGCGCCACCTGCTGAGGGTGACATTCGAGACGGGGTACAGAGACTGCTCCCAGCGTTTAACGAGTTCACTGGGGGTCAGGAGATTGCTCCGGTCAAGATCGGGCGACATGATGAGTCTGTTCCTGAATGATTAAGACAGATGCTGATGCATCTTGAGCAGGCAGACCCATTAAAGCATCAGAAGAAATCTTTTGCATCGTGATCAGTCTGTTTTTTAACAAAGGTTGATTCGGCATCATCGTCATCATCTCCAGCCAACCCATAGATCGACAAGAGACCATAGCGGCGGGCATAGGTGAGCGCTGAGCCAAGCTGCTGCATGGCATTACCGCGCCCACCTTCAAACCTGACCGGGATCGGCAGATCAGATTCGATTCTCTCACCACAAACATGCATCAGCGTGGTGCGGATCGACATCAGCCCCTCACCGAGGTAGTGCATGGTCTGAGCATGCGCCAGGCCAAATGCCGTTGCAGGCTGGACTGCCTGCAGGGCATCTGCCAAGGTGACATACTGCCCATAATTGCCGCGACCTGACCTGCTGGCGCTGTGGTGTGTGGCTTGGAAAGCGGCAAGCGCCTGTGCGAGGTTTTCCATCACATTTCCGGCAGGCGTGGGCTCATCCACGTCGGCGGGTCCAGCGTTGTTACGTGCTGACTGTATCCTGGCCATGGCAATCCAAGTGGGTAGGTGGAAGCTGCGTGCGCTAACGCCTGCAGGTTGCGGTTGGCTTCGAGGGCACCTGCTTCGATTAGCAGCGGTGATGCTTCGAAGACTTGAACCGCCCAAGGGTCGGTGCTTTCAACCGCGATGAAGATGAAACCACGGGGCTGTGTGCCCGTAGCGAGCTTGAAGACATTCAGATAGTGCGCCGCCTGCACGTGGTAGCGGTAGGTGGCAACCGCTTTTTGAAATCCCTTGAGTGAGGCATCCTGCGTGGTCTTCAGATCAACCAGCCAGCCGGAGTCTGTCAGCCAATCAGGGCGGCACTTGAGCTCGAGGCCAGTATGCGGGCACTTTGCAAAGAAGGATTCCTCTGCGCGGCCAGGCGCGGCCAAGATCTTATGCGCCATCGGATGCTCGAGCACCGATCGCAGCATGTACTGCACAGTGTCCCAGTCATCCTTTTTCAGGAGCTTCTTGCCATCCGCTGCGGCCAGCTCCCATTCGAGCTTGCCTGCTTTGGTGGTGCGGCTGACGTCCGGCGCCTGGGCATAGGTTGCCGCGAACTTTTCGGGTTCGAGGACTGCCATGTGAACGGCAGTGCCACGCTCCATAGCAGGTGTTGGTGCGGGTTCAAGCCTACTGGGATCGCACCATCGGCTCCAATAATGGAGTGGTGATTTGGCGATCGAGTCGAGTTTGGATTTGGATACGCCGCTGTGGGCGTGGTAGTCGATGATGTCCATGTGAAAAAGCGGACTGATGTAGTAAATCACGATCGATCAGATGCGTCAAGTATTGCAAGATCTGTTATGATAAAACGGTCGCATTCACTTCATGCTCAAAAACGACGCCTGGATCCGCAGCACGCCCGGCCTGATCACCCCGCTAGTCCCGCAGCTAGAGCGGCACATCGGGGTCATCCCGGCGCTCAGCTACGGCTGTAGCAGCTACGGATATGATCTGCGCCTGTCGCCTAAAGATTTCAAAATCTTCCGCCACGTGCCTGGCACCGTGATGGACCCCAAGCGGTTCAATCCACAAAATCTGGAGCAGGTCAAGTTGCACGCCGATACTGAAGGCATGTGGTTCGTACTGCCCGCCCACAGTTACGGCTTGGGCGTGGCCCTGGAACGTCTGCAAATGCCAGGCAATGTCACGGCGATCTGCGTTGGCAAATCCACCTACGCCCGCATGGGCATCATCGTGAATGTGACCCCCGCTGAGGCTGGCTGGAGCGGCCACTTGACCCTGGAATTCAGTAACTCTAGCGGTGCCGACTGCCGCATCTACGCAAATGAAGGCGTCTGTCAGCTGCTATTCCTCGAAGGCGAGCCCTGCGACACCACCTATCAGGACCGCTGTGGTAAATATCAAGGCCAACAAGAACAAGTCACCCTGCCGATCGTGTGATGCCCGAATTCAAAGCAACCGAAAAACAGTGGGCAGAAGTGGTCTTTTGGTCATCAAAAGATAGCGGCGGATCTGCCTGCATCCTCGAGCTGCGTGACAGAATCGAGAGACTTGAACTCGGCGCCGGTATTCACGCTGCTGTGAAACATGAAGTCACAGATGCTTATGCCGCCAAGCCAGGTCGATCATTGGTGCGGCGGGTAGCGTCTGCCATGGCCCGCGCTGATGGCGACTTTGGCTATGACACAGAAGCAGCCGCAGCAATCCGTGAAGTAGCCGAATGGCTGCGCAACAGCCGGATGCAGTATGCGGAGACGTTTGCAGACCTGCTCGAGCAGGAGGCATCACGATGACCAATCCCATCACCCCACCGCCGGACTTGGTGCAGAAGTGGGGGCACGACGCCAATTTGGCTGGCGCTCCCTGGACTGACGAGAACTGGTCTTACGAACAACACATTGCCACCCAAGCCGCCCAATGGGGCGCAGACCAGGAGCTGGAGGCGTGCGTAAAGCTGCTAGAGCTGTCCGATAAAAACGCACGGGATTTTCTGTACTCCGCCCGCCGCCCCAAGCCGCCGAGTGCCAAAGAACAGGCTTTGTTTGCCTTGGCAGTTTTGACGTCTGCAGACGAAACCTGCAGCATTGCTGAAATCCAGCAGCACTGGCACACCATTCGCCGCGCACTGGAGCAGCTCGATGATTGATTCAGCAAAAGACACGTTGTTTGGGGATTTGCGGTGATGGGCCTGCGCACGTACCAAATTGATTTAATCGACCAGATCCGAGCTGAACTGCAGGAGCATCGGCGGATCTTGGCGGTGCTGCCCACTGGTGCCGGTAAGACGCACACGTTCTGCACCATTGCCCAGCTGAGCACGTACCGTAACCACAATGTGCTCATCTTGGTGCACCGCAGTGAGCTGATTGCACAGACATCTGCGCGGCTTACGGCGATGGACGTGCCGCATGGTGTGATCGCGCCGGGCCACCCTGTCGTGCACGCGCAGGTGCAGGTCGCGTCGATCCATTCAGCTGCCCGCCGCCTAAAGGCGTTTCCCTGGTCGCCCAATCTGCTGATCGTCGATGAGGCACATCATTGTGCGGCGCGGTCTTGGAAACAGGTGCTCGACGGCTATTCCAATGCCCACGTGCTGGGCTGGACGGCCACACCCCAGCGGCTGGATGGCAAAGGCCTGTCGGATTCTTTCGATGCGTTGGTCGAGGGTCCGTCTGTAGCCAGGCTCATGGAGATGGGTCATCTGTCGCGCTACAAGCTCTACGCACCACCTACGGGCGCCGATCTGTCTGGTCTGTCGAAACGGGCTGGTGACTACAGGGTCGAGCAGATCGAAGAGCGCATGATCGAATCGCGGGTGCTCTATAGTGCTGTGCAGAATTTCAAGAAGTATGCACCTGACCGCCGTGCGATCGCATTTTGCACGTCGATCAAGCATGCCGAGCTGACCTGCGGTGCATTCAACGAAGCTGGCGTGGCCGCGGCCTCCGTTGATGGCACCCTGTCTGCCGCCGAGCGTGCCGCCAGGCTTGATGCTTTCAAATCTGGCGATGTACGGGTGCTGGTGTCTGTAGATCTGATTTCCGAGGGCTTCGATGTGCCCGCCTGCGACTGCGCCATCTTGCTGCGCCCTACAGCATCGCTCAGCGTGTATCTACAGCAAGTCGGGCGCGCCCTCAGGCCCTCAGACCGTGAGGCCGTGATATTGGACTGCGCTGGCAATTCCCAAACGCATGGGTTGCCTTGTGACGTGCGCCCCTGGAGCCTGCAGGGCATCGCACCGAAGAGCCGCAGCGACCTGCGCGCCGTAGCCGTTCGCATCTGTCCGTCGTGCTATGGGGTACACCGACCTGCCGCCCTCTGCCCGTTCTGTGGACATGTGCATGCGGTGGATCGCGAGATGCCCAAGGAAGTCAAGGCAGATCTAGTGGAGGTGGACACCCGCCGTGCCGCAGCCGAGGAAAGAGCTGCTGCAAAGAGCAAGCGCAAAGAGGTTGGTAAAGCACGCACCCTTGAGGAACTGCTGCAGATCGCCAAGGACCGCGGGTACAAGCCAGGCTGGGCATATGCGGTGATGAAGTCGCGCAAATGATAGACATGTTACAAGCTGTATATTCATGATTGCTTTGATTTTTTTGAAGTGTTTTGATATATAAATCGGGGGCAAAGAGCCCCCACCACTCTCCAAATCATGACTCACGCTCTGACCCTCAACGGCGAAATCATCAAGTTCACCCCCAATGGTGAGTTTGTTGAAATCGATCAAACCACTACCCAAGTGATCAACATTAAGGAAATTGAAACCATCAATGAATGGCATGGCACTTGGTGCTATACCGGTAAGGTCAACCAGCAAGTCATCAAAGGCAATTCTTGGACTTCAGTGTCGATCACCAAAGCCCGCACAATTTGGTCAGATTTGATCAAGCAAGGCGCTGTCCTGCCCGCCTGATGCGGGTCCCTTGATTCCGTTTTTTGCCCTAAGATTCATGAACCCCTGGATCAACCGCTTCGCCATCTTCGCCATCGTCTTCGGTGTGTGGGCGATGGCTTATGACACTGGTCGCCATGTTTGCACCCAACATCAGCTTCAAACGCATCGCTGAAGTAGCTGCAGCCCGTGGTCTGACGATCACAAAGGCTTGCAAGCCCTATCGCAGATGCGGTTTGGTGCTCTATGACGTGCATCACGGCACCGACTACCTAGGCACATTCTCTGTTCGCGGTCTCAACCTGTTTTTCTCAGATGGAAATCCCTAGCTATCCCGAGCTCGAAGAGCTGTTTATCAAGTGGTGGGCAGAGTCCTATCCCATGGCTCCCCCAGGCCCGCACGCGATTCGCACGCATGCCGCTTTTGCGCTGTTTGTGCTGAATCTGGAGTCCATGCAGGCACAGCGCTGATGGAAGACCAAATCACCTTGCTGCTGTGCATTGCTGGCGCACTGCTTTTGGGTTTCATGTACCTGTCTATGCGATGACCCTGCCCGCAGATTGTCTGGCCGAGTATTGGCACCCGCGGCACAACGAGTGCATCATTGATTCATCCTGTCGGATGGAGTGTGTCTTGCTCGCCGTTGCAGATGCTGTGGTGCCTGCCGAGCCCGAGCCTGGCGCTGATGCCTCGCTTGTCGAATATACAACTTGGGCAGAACGCATGCGCCTTCGTCGTTTGATCCTGACCGATGTTTCCTAGCTTTGGCGCGATTCGCGTTGGCACGCCGGTAAAGGTCTACATGGGTGCAGATTGGCAGCGCGGTTTTGTGCGCGTCTGCGAGTCCTCTTACGTCTGCGTGCAACTTACTCACCGTCTGATCACCGTCTACGATCTACGCAACATCAAACCCTCATGACCTGGTTCACTCGATTTTTGCTCTTTTTGCTTTCTCGACGCCCTGATGTCAACGTGGCTGTGACCTACCTAGAGTCGGAGTACACCGACGACATCGATGCGGTCGATTTTCTGGAATGGTGCTATGAGCTCGATTTAGCCATCGATTTCGACCGATCTTTTTATGGAGAGGATCCGCCGCGCCGCGGATACTATGACTAAGGACGAGCTGCTGATTGTTGTGCACCAGCTTTCGCACGCTTACAGTGTGCAGCGTGCTGCCGCCGTCTGGGCAGTTAATCAAGCTGCCGAGAACTTGAGCTATGGGTGCACAGCCAGAGACTGTCCTGCAAAACGAAATTCGCCTGGCGCTCTCGGCTAAGTGCCCAGGCTCCACGATTTTTCGGAATCATTGCGGCGCTCTGCGTGATGTAAACGGTCGTATGGTGCAATTTGGCCTGCATCCTGGCTCACCTGACCTTGTGGGCTGGAAAACCGTAGAGATCACGCCCGAGATGGTCGGCACCAAGGTGGCCGTCTTCTGCGGCATCGAGATCAAGACGCCCACAGGCAAGGTCCGTGAAGACCAGCTGCATTTTTTAGATCGCCTGCGCTGCGCCGGTGGTGTTGCAGGCGTGGCCCGCTCCGTTGACGATGCTGTGACGCTCCTTTCGGATCGTGTTACCGTGTCATATACGGAATGACCCCGGTGGGTGCCAGCCCAAGCCGGGGTCGAATCCTGCTCTTCGAATTATTTTACCATGCTCTCGAGCACGAGAACGCCCTGTCCTGTCTGTGGCCGCACGTCGAGTGGCTGCAAGTGGGAGGAAGATCTGCTCTATTGCCGCATTGGCAATTCCTGTAGCCCCATGCAGCGCCACCCGCATCTGAAGGTGGGCGAGATCGTGGCGGATGGTTGGGCATGCGTGAAGATCAATGATGACGCCGAGTGCGTGACATTCAAGCGCCACACAGAGCGCGAGATTGTCCGCACCCGCCAGTGGGAGTATTTCACACCTGCTGGCAAGCGCAGTCTGCACCGCCGTATCGACTACACATATGGCCCCAAAGATGTGTCCTGGTCTAAGGGCACAAAGACTGATGACCTGTTGCCGCTGTGGTATGAGGATCTGCCCGAGTCTGGTGCCACGGTGTTTGTGGTCGAGGGCGAGACCTGCGCCGAGGCATTGCGGGCGATGGACCTGCACGTCACATCTGTGCCCAACGGCAGCGGCTCTTGGAAGTCCAAGATGCCCGACCTGCCCAAGTTTGCTGCCAACCGCCTGATCCTGTGTCCAGATAGGGACCGCCCTGGGATCGAGCTCATGCAGCGTCTGGCCGCGGCGTTTCCAGGGTCCAGATGGCTCTGGCCGCAGTCATCGAATGTTGACGCCTGGGAGGACCCGAACGACGGATACGACATCGCGGATTGGATCGCAGACGGTGCCACCAAGGATGCCCTGCGCGGTGCCGTGCGGATGGAAGGTCCCACATTGCCGCAGTTGCCCTGGTACGAGCGCCTCGGGCAACATCACACAGATACTGGTCGCCTGGTCAAGCCCCGCGGGCTGGAGCTTAAGCACATCATCGATAACGGCCTGGGTGGTGCCCTGCGGTTCAACACCCTGAAGCGCGCCATCGAGATCGACGGCACCTGCATGGACGAGACTGCGCTGCGCCTGGCCTATATCGACCTGCAGCACAGCGGTATCGATGTGCAAACACAGACTGCGCAGGATGCCCTGTTGCGTGCGGCCTGCGACCGCCCCTATCACCCGATCCGGCAATACCTGGACACCTGCACAGATCCGCTGCCCGACGGGGTGTGGGCGAACATCGCAGGCGAGCTTCTCGGTGGTGATGCCCACGATTTCGATAACAGCGCTCTGCGCAAATGGTTGATCTTTGCTGTGGCTCGCATCTATGAGCCGGGCTGCCCCTGCGGCTTCGTGCACATCTTGGCTGGCGACCAGCACCTGCACAAGACACGCTTCTACAACACCCTGGCCAGCGAGCCCTGGTTCTATGAGGGCTTCATTAAGTCCAATAAGGATGCAGACGACATCGTGGGCCTGCACATGCGCTGGATCGCGGAATGGGGCGAGCTGGACGGTGGGATCAAGAACCACGAGTCAGCTGGGCTGAAGAACTTCATCACCCGCAAGACCGATCTTGTGCGCGAGGCGTATGGCAAGGGGCACCAGGAGAGGCCGCGGCAGTTCGTGCTCTGCGGCACGACCAACAAGCACGATGGCTTCTTCTCGGACGAGACCGGCAACCGGCGGTTTGTGATCTACACGGTGGAGAAGAAGATCGATTCTGAAAAGATCGAGGATTTGCGCGACAGGATCTGGAGCAGCGCTCGCCGTGAGTATTTGGCTGGGGCGAAATGGTTCCTTGATGAGCAGGAAACAGAAGTCAATAATGCCCGCAACCGAGGCATGTACGCAGAGGATGCTTGGCGCGACAAGATATCCACGTGGCTGGCTGTACGGCGCTTCGAATACATACTGAGCAGCGATATTCTGACCAACTGTCTGGAAATTCCGTTGGAGCGACAGGACCAACGGGGTCTTACAAGGGTGAATCGGATCCTGAGATCACTCGGATATTACAAGACGCGTAAGGACCTGTCGGGAGAATTCAAGACAATATGGAGACAATCAGTATGAGCCTGTAAGGGTATGTGGTGCCAATCTGCCCGTCCCGATTGGCCGTTTACCTGTTTTTACAACTTACTTAATAATATTTTTGGAAAAAAAAGGGAAGAAGGGGGGTTTTTAGGGAAAAAAAGGAACCAGTATGTATGTAGTAAGGTCGGTAGACTTCAGACATGCCAGCCCTATCACCCAAGCGCCGTAAAGAGCTCAAGACGCAGTTGCGGCTGTGGATGGACATGGGCTGGCCGCGCTGGCGGATTAATGCCGCCTGCAATGAACAACTCGATATCAACCCAGAGACTGCGGATGAGCTGATTCAGGAGATCAGGCATGAGCAGCAGCAAGAGCTCACCATTGAGCGGAGTGAGTTCATGACCCAGCAACTCATCAGGCTCGAGGCGCTGGCAACCAAGGCTCAGGAGGATGGCAATCTGGGCGTCGCCCTGGGTGCCTACAAGGAGATGCACTTGCTCATAGGTCTGCACGCTCAGCGCTGATGCGCACGGAGTGGCCGCTCGGAGCCTCGGGAAGGTGTCTTAGATCGGTTGTCCGGCACTGAGTACCGGAGAGCACTCAGAACGGCCACGGAAGGCCACGGAAGGCCAGATACAGAAAAGCCCCCATTGCGGGGGCTGGAGGCTCTCCAATTCAGACGGTAGCTTGAAAAATCGCACGGCCACGCTCGGTCAGTTGCAGCCACCCCTTGCCGCCGTGCTCAAAAACGCCAGCCTTCTTGAGGTTGGTCAGGCGTGGTGCATTAGCCAGGCCGATGCTGGGAATGTCTTTGCCGATCTTGGCGCCGACAATCATGTCGGCATCATGTGTTGCTGATTGAATCTGCTCGCACAGCTGGAAGAAGAGAGCCTGTGTGGCTGCATTGAGTTTCTCAAAAGACAGACGGGCGGGCGCCGAAAATGCACCGATGACGGCTTCTTGCTGGAGAGCAGTCAGCACGGCCATGGCGCGTTCTTTGGAGATGCGGGTGCCATTCTCTGAGAAATAGCCCTTTTCGCTGCAGGCGATGGAGTGGCGACCCTTGAGTTGGCCGAGAGCTTGAGCGATTTCGAAAGTGGTCATGATTGGAAAATGCGGTGGGCTTTCGCCTCTTGAAATCATTAAATTTCAAAGCGATCATAGCTGTCAATCCATATCAACCATTTTGCAAAATGTCTGCGATATCTTGACATTTCGTGATCGGTTCTGATATGATATGTTTACAGATCGGGAGGAACCGATGTTCACTCACAACAGCTACCGCGAGGCAATCAGCTTCCTGGAAGGCGACAAGACCTTCGCCGGCACCGTTTGTTGGGATGCAGGTGAAGGCTGGAAAGCTGAGGCCTATTGGCACCGTGGCCGCATCCTGCAGGTCAGCATCAATCCAGCCGGCATGAGGATCGTATGAATTATGAAAAGCGACATGCCATCTCCAGCGCTTGGATCAAGGCGCTGGATTGGCAATTCTTTTACCAACGCTGTGGCGATATCGACAAAGCCCAGCTATGGGCCAAGCGAGCAGCCAAGCTTGAAAAACGCGTACTCTCTGAGGATCCCAATGTTTGAAGCCACCAAAGATTTCTTTTCTGACGCCTTCCATCACAGACTGGAGGACACCCGCATGCTCGATATTGTGCTGTCATTGACAGGATTCGGCAGTCACATCAAGCAAGGCACGCTGATGCACGACTTCCACAGGCTGACACCCAAGCAGCGCAATTACATCTGCTGCGTGCTGCTCGAGCGTGATCAGGATCCTGAAGCCTGGGAGGCCGAGTGGTCTAAGCTTGAATCGGAGGCTTTCGAGTGATGGCACAGCGCAGGGATTCCAAAGGCCGATTCGCTGGCAGCGGCGCTATTGCTGCTGCAACACGCAGCACTTCTAGTGGCAGCCGCGCTCGATGAGCAGCCACGTCTGTAAAGGCTGAACAACAAGGCAAAAAAGCCAGAATGCAAGCTGATAGACGGTCCGAATTAGCTGGATATGGGCCTTCATTTGGTGGTGTGCGTCGTCGTGTGGCAGCACCATCTGTCGGGCGTCGTGCAACACAGGATGTTTCAGCAAGCCGCAAAAAGCTGAAAACCATGGAGCGCGAGCGCCGCAGTCTCCTGCGTCGTGGTTCGATGCGTGGTGGCGCTTAAATCGCGTTGAGATCCAGCCCGTCTAAGCAGGTCACCTTGTAGCAGATGCTGGCCTGCTCGACGATCTTCAAATCACGCTGAGTCAGCCCAGCCCGGTCCAGTATCTCGGTCATCGTGCCACCTTCCGCTGCTGCTTCGCGAAATTTCTGCAATTTGCGCTTGGCGCCACTGGAGATCCGGATCATGCCGGTTTTCATGTCGATCGATCTTGTGATCGACTGGCGGATCCACCAGTATGCGTAGGTGGACATCTTGTAGCCGCATTCTGGGTCGTATTTTTCAGCCGCACGCTGCAGGCCGATCGTGCCCTCCTGGAGCAGGTCGGCAAAGGTGATGCTCGTGCCCGAAATGCGCCTGAGGTACTTCTTAGCAACTGCCACTACAAGGCGTAGGTTGCAGCAGACGAATTGATCACGGGCGCGCCGACCTGACCTGACCAGGCCCCGTGGAGGATCTGGGTGCTTGAGCCATAGCTGGATTCGCCGCCCAAGCTCAATCTCCTGCTGCTGGGTCAACAGCGGATACCGCGCTGCCATGTCGATGAATTCTTTCACATCAGACATATCGTGCATGATCCTAAATTAAGATCACAGCCATTACAGCGCAGAACACAATGCCCGGCATCCTGGATTGTGTCGCCGGTGGCAACATCCTTACCGGGCCCAGTCACAGTGGGCCAAGCTCAGCTGAGATCCTCGATAAGCTCAACAGCACACTGCTGCCGCACCAGGCGCAGTTTTGCAGCAACGTCGATCACCGGATCCTCGGGCTGGTCAGTGGATTTGGCGCAGGCAAAACCTATGGCCTGTGCGCAAAAGCAATCAATATCGCCGCGGCCAACATCGGCTACGTGTCAGCCCTATTTGAGCCTGTTGCGCCGATGTTGCGCGACATTCTGATGCGCTCTTTGGACGATATGCTCGAGTGGCTTGGCTTGCCATTCGATTTCAGGGTCAGCCCGCTGCCCGAATACGTGTTGCATTTCAGGGAAGGTGACCATACGATCTTGCTGCGGACCATGGAGACCTGGAACCGCATCAGGGGCCAGAACCTGTGTGCGATCGGCTTTGACGAGGTAGACACGGCCAACCGCCGCGTTGCCGAGCAGGCGGCTCGAATGGCACTTGCCCGTCTGCGCTCGGGCAATGTGCAGCAGTTCTATGTGGCAACCACGCCGGAAGGCTTCGGATGGGCCTGGGAGACATTCGAGAAGAACACCGCACCTGATAGGCACCTGATCCGTGCGCGCACCCAGGACAACCCACACCTGCCGGAGGGATTCATCGACTCTTTGATGGCCAATTATCCCGAACAGTTGATTCGGGCGTACCTCGATGGCCAATTCGTCAATCTCAACACGGGGCAGGTCTACGACCGGTTCAACCGGGCCAAGCATGTCACCCAGACGCCGTACGACAGCGCAGCTGTGGAGCCACTGCGCGTGGGCATCGACTTCAACGTGGGCAATATGTCAGCCGTGATTGCCGTGCGCCGTGGTAATGAGCTGCTTGTCGTCGATGAAGTCAGCGGGGCGCATGACACTGATGCAATTGCTAAGGAGATCAGGGCCAGATATCCTGCGCATCCGGTCTACATGTACCCAGATGCTTCGGGTGGAAATCGCAGCACCAATGCCACGCAGACGGACATCGCGATCCTGGAATCTTACGGGTTTAAAAATCAATCCCCACGGAGCAATCCCCCCATACGCGATCGGGTGGCTGCTGTTCAGGCTCTTTTGGAGAATGGGCGTGGAGAAACAAGGATCCAGATTCTCGATAAGTGTGTTCGGCTGATCGAATCTTTGGAGCTGCAGAGCTACACAGACAAGGGCGAGCCCGATAAGGACGCCGGATTTGACCATATGAATGACGCGCTGGGTTATCTGGTCTGGCGTGAGTTCAACCCACTCCACGCAAATGCCGGACGCGGCACCGGAATCAGGCTCTACTGATTTCACGTAGAATCGCAGAAAGCCCAGCCGCGACGGATGACTTACACCGGATACAGGTTCTACGACCGTGCCGTGTTCAGCAGGGTCGCGAATGTCGGGGACACAAACTCAACTTGGGCTGCCCAAGAGCCTCATTGGGTGCTGATCGAGGACCTGATGCAAGGCACCTACGGCATGCGGAGGAAGCATCGTAGATACCTTCCCCAAGAGCCCAGGGAGCTCGACGAAAGCTACGATAATCGTCTGGCGCGCAGTGTGTGCCCGCCGTATTATCAGCGACTTGAGCGGATGCTTGCAGGCATGCTCACCCGCAAGCCTGTGCGGCTCGAAAATGTCGATGATGTCGTGCGAGAGCACCTGTTTGATGTTGACTTGCAGGGCCACGACCTAAATGTGTGGACCTACGAAACGGCCCGCAAGTTGGTCAGGTACGGACATGTGGGTGTATTGGTGGACGCGCCACAGGGTGGTGAGGGTCGCCCATATTGGGTTACCTATACGCCGCGGGACATCCTCGGGTGGCGCACTGAGCAGGCCAATGGCTCGCAGCGCCTCACCCAACTGCGCCTGCGCGAATCTGTGATTCTGCCCGATGGCGACTGGGGCGAGAAACAGGTGGACCAGGTGCGCGTGCTCAAGCCTGGCGAGTACGAAATTTGGCAGCGCAACGAGAAATCGGAATGGTCTCGCACCGAGCAGGGTGGAACCAGCCTGCCCGAGATCCCATTCACAGTGGCCTATGCCAACCGCGTTGGGTTCATGGACTCGAGGCCGCCGCTCGAGGACATCGCAGAACTCAACCTGAAGATGTATCAGGTGCAGAGTGACCTAGACAACCAGCTACATATTTCGGCGGTGCCGATGTTGGCGTTCTTCGGATTCCCATCCGCAGCCGAGGAGGTATCAGCAGGGCCTGGCGAGGCGATCGCATTCCCAGCCGAGGGACGAGCTGAATATATCGAGCCCGGTGGATCAAGTTTTGATTCACAGTTCCGCCGCATGGAGCAGCTCGAGAAGCAGATCAACGAGCTGGGCCTGTCTGCAGTGCTAGGCCAAAAGCTCGCCGCAGAAACTGCAGAAGCCAAGCGGATCGACCGGAGTCAGGGCGACAGCACCATGATGGTGATCGCACAGCAGGTGCAAGACATGATCGACAACTGCCTGCAATTTCATGCCGACTACCTGAACATCACGCAGGCTGGCAGCTGTCTGGTCAATCGCGATTTTGTGGGCACCAAACTTGATCCGGCAGAACAGCTGGCACTTTTGCAGCTTTATACCGCAGGCACGATCACTCAGAAGACGCTGCTCGATCAACTCGCGCAAGGCGAAGTCTTGGGTGATGATTTTGACACCGACGAAGAGATCATGGCCACTCAATCCGGTGGCCTGATCGAGATGGAGGGCCCTGCGGTGGAACCGCCCAGCATCGAAGAAGAGATGCCGCCGATCGAAGAATGATGACAGACCACATTGTGGACGTCACAGATCCCTTGGAGCCGCGGCCACCTCGGCGCCAAACGCTGGGCTATAGCCGCAAACCATTGCCTGACCACATCTTCGCTGTGGTGCGGCTCAGCTGGTTTAAAGAGGGTAGACCTCAAGAAGTAGATGAATTTCAGATCGTGGAGCGCACAAACAACAGCTACGAAGCCTTTATGGCCGCGATCACTCAGGCTATCCAGTGTGGTGCCGATGTGACTGTGATGTGTGATTTAGATCCTGCTGAGTTTGGGCTTGATTGATGGTCGTACCGGCAGCGCTGTATCGAAACGCGATCGATCTGAATCGCTACAGCAACAGCGTGGCCAGGCGTATTATCAACGCCTACAACGACATGATCATCAATGCTGTTGATCAGCTACGCAGCATTGATGAGCTGTCGGCACCAAATAAGGCCGCAAGGCTGCGCGGCATTCTGCAACAGCTCAAAGAAAGCCTCGGCACATGGGCAGGCGACAGCACAGAACTGGCCACCAGTGAGCTGCAGGGGCTGGCCGAGTTGCAATCGGAATTTGTGGCTGAGCAGCTGCGCAAAGCTCTGCCTAAAGACGCGCGCAGACTGGTCAACACGGTAGAGATCAGCCCGCAATTTGCAGAGTCTGTGGTCACTACGGATCCAACGCAAATCAATGTGGTGACACTGAGCGATGACTTGGTAGCTGCAGTCCAGGGCGCGCCGCAAACATTCAGCCTGACTGCATCACAAGGCACGACGATCACGCTGCCCAACGGAAAGACCGTCGAGAAGGCCTTCCGGGGCCTGGCGGTAGACCAGGCCGAGAGATTTAGTCAAACGGTACGGACGGGGCTCTTGTCGGGCGAGACGACGCCGCAGATCGCAAAGAAGTTGATTGGCTCTCTGCAGTTTGGCGAAGAGGCCAAATCCGTGCGGCAGCTGATCGCAGCCGGTGGCCAGTCAACTGCTGTTGCGGACAATCAGATCATGGCGCTGGTCAGAACCAGCATCAACCAGGTGGCGAACACAGCCAGCCAGCAGGTGTATGAGGCCAACCAAGATATCACCAAAAAGTACAAGTATGTAGCCACGCTCGATACCAAGACGTCACCGATCTGCCGGGCACTCGATGGTAAGGAATTCGAGTATGGCAAGGGGCCGATGCCGCCGCAGCATTTCAACTGCCGCAGCACCACGGTGCCGATCGTGGATTATGAAGGCCTAAAAGAGGCCGGATACGACTTCGTACCACCAGCGGCAGGCCGCAGGGCAAGTATGGATGGGCCAGTACCTGCCAACACCACATATGGCAAGTGGCTCTACGACCAGCCTGCGTCAGTCAAGGCCGATGTGCTGGGTAAATCGAAGGTCGCATACTTCGACAAATTGACTCAAGAATATGGCGCCGACAATGCGATGGCGAAGTTAGTGCGAGATGACGGGTCGGAATTAACCTTGGATCAGTTGCGTCGCCGCTACGGCAAGATCGATGCCTAAAGATATGAGCAAAAAGCAAGCCAAGATCGGCAAAGTGATGTCCGAGTTCAAGGCCGGTCAACTGCACAGCGGCAAACCTGGGCCAGGTAAAGGACCGACCGTCAAAAGCAAAAAGCAGGCACTCGCTATTGCGCTGCGCCAAGCTGGCGTACCCAAAAAAGGCAAGCGCGGCAAAAAGTGATCAGTTAAGATGCGTCTGAAATAGCCCTACGGGTCATTCATGTCTGACGAAATCATTCAGGAGCCTACGGCGACTGATAGTGAAGATCTCACTGGCCTGAAGCGCAGCATCGAAGCGCTTGAGCGCAAAAACCACGAATTGATCGGCAAGATCAAGGACTTGAAATCTAAGGCGCCACCCGTGCCGGATGGTGTTGATATCAACGAACTGCTCGAGTTCAAACGCCGCAAAGAGCAGGAAGAGCTCGAGAGCCAAGGTAAGTACAACGAAGCTCGCCAGGCACTGGAGCAGCAATTCCGCGAAGTCACGTCTGAAAAAGACAAGCGGATATCTGAGCTCGAAGCACGCGTCCGGGAATTAGAGCTTGTCAGTCCTGCAGTGTCAGCGCTGGCAGATGTTGTGCACGACCCCGATTTGATCCTCAAGACCAAGCTCAGCGCCGACAAGATCGAACGCGAGCAGGATGGCACAGTCGTGGTGGTGGACGGCTACCAGCGCATTCCGGTTCAGGAATGGGCAAAGACGTTGCCCGCATGGATGCAAAAACAACCCAAGCCCCAGGGCAGCGGGGCACCCACCAATCGAGGCTCGAGCGAAATGCCGACCGGCCTGAAAAATCCATTCACGCCCGAGCATTTCAACCTCACTGAGCAATCGCGATTATTCCGGACCGACCGCGATCTATATGAGAGAATGAAAGCTGCAGCCAAATCGATGTAAGATGAAGCTGTAAGTGCGCAAGGCTACGCCGAGCCGCTGGGGCTACGCCCACAACCGTAAACCAATCTTGAGGATCTGTCGTGGCGACTCTTCGCTCTGACATCATCATCCCCGAGGTATTTACGCCGTATGTCATCGAGCAGACCACCCAGCGTGATGCCTTCCTGGCTTCCGGTGTGGTGCAGCCGATGGCTGAGCTGAATGCCACGGAGGGCGGTGATTTTATCAACGTGCCTTTCTGGAAAGCCAACCTTTCCGGCGACTTCGAAGTGCTGTCTGACAGCACCAGTCTGACCCCCGGCAAAATCACTGCTGACAAGCAAGTCGGCGTGATCCTGCACCGCGGTCGTGCCTTCGAGGCCCGCGACCTTGCTGCCCTTGCAGCAGGCGCTGACCCCATGGCCGCCATCGGTGCCAAAATTGCCGATTACGTTGCTAACCAGCGCCAAAAGGACCTGCTGTCCTGCCTCGGCGGTGTGTTCGGCAGCCTGGGCGCTACCAGCAGCTCTGCCGCCTTCTTTGGTCTGACCATCGACGGCGAATCGGGTGATACCCCGACTGTGCTGAGCCCCCGTCACGTGGCTGAAGCCCGCGCGCTCCTGGGCGACCAGGGCGACAAGCTGACTGCCGTTGCCATGCACTCCAAGGTCTACTACGACCTGGTTGAGCGCAAGGCGATCGACTACGTGACCGAGACCGATGCCCGTCTCACCTCCAGCGTGACCGATTTTGTGGGTGGCAGCATTGCCTCCGCCTACGGTCCCGTGAGCGTGCCCACCTACATGGGCCTGCGTGTGATCGTGTCTGACGATGTGCAGACCGATGGCAGCGGTTCCTCGACCGAGTATGCCACCTACTTCTTCACTGCTGGCGCTGTTGCCAGTGGCGAACAGATGGCAATGCAGACAGAGACCGACCGTGACATCCTCGCCAAGAGCGATGCCATGTCGATCGACCTGCACTACTGCTATCACCCCGTTGGCGCAAAATGGGGGGTGACCACCACCAATCCCACCCGCGCTCAGCTGGAGACCGTGGGCAACTGGTCGAAGGTGTACGAGCTGAAGAATCTCGGCATCGTGCGCGCCACCAATACCTCCAACATGGATTGAGGTAACTAATCATGGCACAACCTTCCCAGTTTGAACTGTCTTCTGAGCAGTACATCACCGCTACCCACTACATCGCTTCTTCGGTTGCTGATGTGCAGTTCTTCACCGCTCCGGTGAAGTGCGAAGTGGTCAGCATCCGCGAAGTGCATGCCACCGCTGGCAACGATGCTTCTGATGTGACCGGCACGATCCGTCGTTGCCAAGGCACTGAAGCCGCCACCGCTGGTGATGACCTGCTTGGCACCACCAAGATCAACCTCAAAGGCACTGCTCTGACCGAGCAGAAGTTCGATGCGGCTGATTCTGGTGAGCTGACCAGCACTGCTGCCCATCTCATCCTCGAGGCTGGCGACCGCCTGTCCCTCGATGTGACTGGTACCACCACCACTCTGGCTGGTGTGATCCTTTCTGTGCTCTTGAAGCGCGTCTGATGGGGCTGTTCGCTTTCCGGCGACTGCGTGAACGGGAGGCTCTGGCTACGGCTGGAGCCTTTTTTTCTATGGCGGAGCCCGAACCTAAACTTGAGGTAGTCGAAGAGCAGCCAGCACCCAAAAGGCGCCGTGCTGTGAAGTCCAAGCCGGAGTCAACAAATGGCGATCGTAATTAACGCGACTGTTGGCTCGGCATCGGCCAATTCATATGTCACGCTGGCTCAGGCTGACGCGATAATTGAAGGCCTGGTACAAGATCCAGATGTCCAGCACTGGAACTCTGGAAATACCGACAGCCGCAACCGAGCGCTGTACACGGCTACCCAGCGCCTAGACCGCGAGCGGTTTCTGGGTGCGCGTGCCACCGACACGCAGGCTTTGCAGTGGCCTCGAACGGGTGTGCGCAAGCCGGACACGTACATCAACACCTACGCCGTAGGGTTTCCGTTTCGAATCACGACAGACTATTACACAGACACCGAGATTCCAGATCAGATCAAGCGTGCGCAGATTCAGCTAGCCGTTTATCTGCATAACAACACCGATGGCCTGGGGCTAAGTGGCCTTGAGGATTACAAAAATGTCAAGATCGGCAGTCTCGATGTGACGCCGAATTTGGGCTTTGGAGCTGTCGGTGCTGACAAAGTACCACCGCTGTTCGAAAGGTATCTGACAGGCCTTAGAATCAGTGGACCAGGCAATTTCTCGATTCGACGGAGCTGATCATGGGCAACGGCGGCAGCTACAACATCGGGTTTGAATACATCACCGACACAAATGCTCATACCGGGCGGTTTTGCAGGCTGTATGCGCTGGCTGATGCCGTGATCAGCACGGCCACAGTCCAAAATGCCAGCGGCAACACTTTCAGCTCAGTGCCGTTGAATCATGGTGATGAGATCGAGGGTGTCTTCACCAGCGTGACACTCGCATCAGGCAAAATCATCGCCTATAAGATCTGATGGCCATTGCAACACCGCTACGCAAAGTCGCCAGCAAATTGATGCTGCGATTCGGCGGTGATGTCACATTCCGCAAAATCACACCTGGAGCATACAACTCGACCACAGGTGCCATCGCAGAGACTGTTGTAGACACGGGCATCAAAGGAGTGCTCGAGGATGTCAATTTGCGCGAAGTCAACGAGCTGATTCAGGCTAGCGACAAGCGCTTGATCATAGCTGCGTTGGATCTGAATGGCACCACGCCATCGACATTTGATCGTGTTGTGATTAGCAATATCGTGCACCAAATCATCAGGGTGCAGACAATCGAGCAGAACAACGAGCCCATCACGTATGAATTAATTCTGAGGGTTTGATATGGCACGGCGAATCAACCTGGCACAGACAGGCGATTACGCCGCCGATCAATTCGAAAAGCTGTTGCGTGTGACGGTGCTCAACACCGATCGCAAACTAAAAGAAGAAAGCCCTGTGCTCACGGGCAGATTCAGATCAAGCTGGGTGGTCTCCGAAAACGATGTGACCGAGTTCGAGGCAGAAGGAGCACAGATATCCAAAGATGTGAAGGCGATGAACAGGCAAAACTACCAGCAAGAGAAGCTCGGTGGTGTCTATCACATTTCAAATAGCCTGCCTTATGCGGAAGCGCTGTGCTACGGCACCAATTTGCCGCCATCGTGGAAAGCGGCAGGCGTGAATGGCAGCTTGCAGAATCCGCCGGGCTGGGTGGACCTGATCGCTGCTGAGATCACAGCTAGCGTGCGGGCAAGTGCCGAGAACATCGCAAGATCATCCTGATGGCAGCAATCAATCTCAATACTGTTAGAGCCACGATTGAGGGCCGACTTGCCACAGAGCTGGCGCTGTCGCCTGCGATCCCAGTGGTTTTTCATAATATGCCTTACAACCCGGTGAACAACGGCACCTGGGTTCAGTGCTTGGTATCTTTCGGCGCCAACACCTACCTGACCATGGGTGGCACGACGGGCAGCAGCAATAATGTGCTTGGTGTCGTGGTGATCAACATATTCTCGGCCAAAGGTGTGGGTCCAGGCGCCAACCTGACGGTTGGAAAACGCATTCGGGATCTCTACAATAGAATCGTTGTAAGTGGGGTCCATTTTGATCCCCCAACAGGGCCCGAGGTGGTGGCTTCGCCATCTCCAGAGGGTTTCTTCCAAACACGGGTCAGACTGACCTTTGAAACCTTCGAGGATCTGTAATCATGGCGTTCTACCGAGGCCAGCAAGGCTCAATCAAATTCGATGATGCGGGCTCTACTGCAGCCACCATCACCAGCACGCGATCATGGTCGATGACCGTTGAGAAAGAGTCGCTGGACACCACTGCCCTTGGCGCCACCTATCGCGCAAACGTCGGCGGTCTGATCAGCGGCTCCGGGTCTTGCGAGGTCCTCTACACCGCCAGTAGCGCAGATGAAACCAATGCTTTCATCGAAATGGTCAATTCGACCAATGATGAAGGCGCCGCGCTCTTTGAGCTCTATATGGACACTACGGGCGGCAAAAAGATCACCTTTGACGGCGTGATCACTTCCGCTGAGTATTCTGCCACCGTAGGCGAAATCGAGATCATCACTCTCAATTTCGTTACTAACGGTTCCATCACCCTGGACATCTGATCATGGCTTTTTATCGCGGCCAACAAGGCACAGTCTTTTTTGACAAGGATTCAAGCGGCGGCCTGTCCGAAATCGCCGCGGTGCGGTCTTGGTCTATGACCGTCGAAAAAGAATCACTCGATGTGACGGCGCATGGTGCCACCTATCGGGCCAACAATGGTGGTTTGATCAGCGGTTCAGGCTCAATCGAGGTGATGTACGACGCGCCAGGCTCTGGTGACAAACTTGATCTCATCAAAGAGGCCAACACGGCCACTGACCCCGCCAATGCCAGCGTCGAGCTCTATCTTGATGAAGCTGGCACCAAAAAGATCACAGGCGACATCCTAGTGACAAGCGCTGAATATTCTGCTACAGTGGGAGAGATCGAAATAATCACGATTAATTTCGTGACTAACGGATCTATCACACTTAGCATCTAACACCGCATGTCGGCTACTCGTCAGCGCCCCGTTGATCTGCTCACTGGGGCGTTTGATCTCAACCAACGTCGTCGGTTTGATATCAAGAATCCTGCAGGCGATGTAGTGTTGTCGCTGTATTTCAAGCCGATCACCCGCGCCGATCGCAAGCGTGCAACCGCGATGGCGGGCACCGATGAAGCTCTAGAGATCAGCACGCAGATGCTTTGCCAGATGGCCGAGCTCGAAGACGGTACCAAGGCCTTTGCTGCTGCTGACGCCGCCAAGCTGCAACGCGAACTGCCCGAAGACGTTCTTAACGAGCTTGAGATGTTCCTGTTTGGTCTGGGTAATGCACCCTCGCTTGAAGAAGCAAAAAACGAGTAGAGGAAGACTCATGGCTATTCTTTGAGCTCTTCCTTGCAACCGAGCTTGGCAAGACGGTGAGCGAGCTAAGGCAGCAGCTCACCGAGGGCGAATTCATGATGTTTGCCGCCTACTACGAAGTGAAAGGCAAACGAGAAAAAGAGGAAATGGATAAGGCCAAAGCACGTCAGCGCAGGTAGACTGAAATCAAGATAGGTCGAGAACCGTGCCCGCTGTTGCCGTAGTAGACGTACAGGTAAACAGCCAGAGCGCTGTACGCAATCTGCAGCAGGTCAATACAGCGTCCAAAGCTGCACAAACCAGTATCGGTGGTCTGCAGAATGCTGTCACCAAGCTGGCAAGTTCTTTTGCAGCTATTCAGGCAGTTCGGTTCGTTTTTGCTAAAACGGCAGAGATCGAGACACAGACAAAGAGCTTGCAGGTGCTGACAGGCAGTGTCCAGCAAGCCAAACAGATCATCCAAGAGCTGCAACAGTTAGGTGCTGTTACGCCATTCACAAGCACCGAGCTTATTGATGCTGCCAAACGTCTCCAAGCCTTTGGTGTAGCTGGCAATCAGGTTGTCGAAGTCACTCGCAGGCTGGCAGATGCATCGGGAGCGACCGGTGCCGAGTTGCAGGGCTTGGTCACAGCATATGGGCAGGTAGTCGCCAAAGGGCGCCTACAGGGCGAAGAGCTTCTGCAATTCCAGGAGCGAGGTGTTGGCCTGCAGCAAGAGCTGCAGAAAATGTACAAGCTCTCAGGCGAAGAGCTGCAGAAGGCACTGAGTAAGGGGCAGATCAATGCCCGCGCCGTTGAGATCGCATTCCAGCGGCTCACCGACGTTGGCGGCAAATATGCAAATGGCGCAGTAGCTCAATCTGACACGCTTTCGGGCAAGCTCAGCACGCTTCAGGATGGCGTCGATGCATTGGCGCGCCGTATTGGCCAGGCTTTGACGCCCGCGCTTAAAGCCATCTTTTCTCAGGCCATTGCTGTTGTTGATGCGGTCAATCAAGCCATAGCCGCTGGACGTGGGGCTGGGTTCACGCGAAGCGTCATAGGTGCAAGGGGATTCATTACAGGAGGGGCAACCAGTCAGGCAGTAGACAACATTGCAAAAGGTATCAATCAGATCACGTCGCAATCAAACAAAACCGGCATTGCTCAGAATTTGCAGGCTTTGCAACAATATCAGCGCCTTTTGCAGTCGATTGCGCCAGAGGATCCCAACAGCGACCGCGCTGTGCAGTTGCAGGGTGTCATCCTTCAGAAAATCAACCAGAACATCGAGGCACAAAAGACACTCAATAAACAAACAGGTGCAGCAGCCAAAGTCTTTGATATTCCAGCATTGGGCGGCGCCAAGGACGGCAAAGGTGGTCGCAAAGGCAAATCAGACGCTGAGCGCGCCGCTGAGGCTGCGGCCAAGGAAAGGCAACGCGTGGCGGACGTGGTGCGCGATCGTACCGCAGAAGCCGCGATCCTGCGCATCAATTCTGACTTGCAGGACAAGATTGCCGCAGCCCAGGCTGCCCGTGATCCGATGGAAGTGGCACGTCTGCAGAGTTTGCAACGAGAAGTCGATCTGCAATACAAGTATGCACAACAGCTCGCCGCCGAAGACAAATTGCGTGCCCAGCAGGCCATTGTTCTTCTAGGCAACACTGATCTGATCGCGAATCAGCGCGAAAAAGAACGCAATCTGGCGGAGATCCAGCGACAGCAAGATCAAGATCATATGGATGCGTTGAAAAAGCACATCGAGCAACAATATGAGCTCAACACAGCGGTGCAACAACAGAAAGCATTCGCAGAAGGAATCGCGGGCACGCTTGGCCAAGGCCTTACCAGCACGTTCGACTTGCTGATTCAAGGATCGCAGAGTTGGCAGCAGAGCTTGCAGCAAATCGCTTCTGGTGTGTTGGTTGATATCGCCAATCAGCTGATCCGAATATTCGTGATCGAGCAAGCCATTAATTCGATCCGCAGCTTTTTGACTCCGATTAGCCCAGGTACCCCGATTGGTGCAGGCGGTGGCAAACTAGGCAGGTTTGGAACCCTCGGTCCCAATTATGGGATTCCACAGCGAGCAATGGGTGGATCCGTGATGGCCGGACAGGGCTATCTCGTGGGCGAAAAGGGCCCTGAGCTGTTTATGCCGGGTCGTAGTGGCGGCATAGCCCCCGCAGGTACCTTCGGAGGCTTCGGAAACGTCATCGTGAACGTTGATGCTAGCGGGTCCAATGTGCAAGGCAATGGACCCGATGCTGCTGCCCTTGGACGCGCTGTTGGTGCGGCTGTGCAGGCAGAATTGATTAAACAGAAGCGTCCCGGAGGCCTGCTGGCGTAATGGCAACATTCCCCGCGATCACACCCGCATATGGCGCTCAAAAAAGCAGCCAGCCCAATGTTCGTACGGTTCAATACGGAGATGGCTACAGCCAACGGTTGCGTTATGGCTTGAATCAAGATGCAAAGCGATGGGATTTGACTTGGCAAAACATCACTGAAACCAACGCTGATACCATCGAATCTTTCCTCGAAGCCCGCGCTGGCGCTGAATCTTTCGACTGGACTACACCAGACGGCAGCACCGGCAAGTGGATTTGCCCGCAATGGAACAAAACTATTCCTTACGTCAACCGCGCCACGATCACCGCCACCTTCATCCAGGTGTTTGAGCCATGACCTCAAGCGTCTTTGAAGACCTAATTGGCAGTTCGCCATACGCGATCATCGAGCTGTTTGAAATTGAACTGCGCCAAGATCTGCACGGCAGCGACGAAACCTACCGCTTCCACAACGGCGTTAACCAAACCACCGCTGCTGGTGATGTGGTGTGGAAGGGCAACAGCTACTACGCCTTGCCCATTGAAGCCGAGGGATTTGA